AGCCTTGATCACTACTACCCCATTCACGTTTGAAATGATATCTGTTGATATAGTTCCGTTCGGATAAAGCTTTCTGAACGCTTTCACCCTTTGCGGTACTTCCGCATAATTCTTTCCCTTGATAGGTGTGGTGGTGATCGTTTCATTTGCTTTTACAAGTTCTTCAAATGTCATTTGTTACCCCTTTCTCTGAACCAATTGTGTAAGCACATCGTCATAATTTCTGCCTGTTTTTCGGTCATTGTGTAACCTTTGGTCATCCGATCGTGGGACTTGTTCCATTCTCGGATGTCTATTTTAGGCGGTCTGCCGTTCCAAGATACTACGTTTATTTCCATCGTCCACGTTTCATCGTGATTTTCACGTTCGTTAAGTGTGCCGATGTGTTCTAATATTTCAAATGCAACTTCGTTCATGTTCTTTTCTCCTTTCTCGAACATCTGTTTGTATTTTACATCATTCGTTGTCCGATAATGCGTACTCTATATAATCTTTTTGCGCTTCCAATCTGATTTTTTCTTTTCGCTTCGTTCCACGCAGTTCGATTTCCTTTTCTTGAATCTTTCGTCTGGCTCTCCCAAGACTTTCGACACTTGGCAAGCTATCGTCATGTGCGATCTGAATAAGCGGTGCATATGGGTTTATGCCATAAAACTTTTCCAATACTTTCAGACGAAGTTCTTCGTCATTATCTCTGGCACGTGGATAGTTTTTCAGAACGTATCTGACTTTCGGTTCAAGGTTTTTTAATCTGCTCATTTTTCGCTCCTTTCAATTTCAAACTTGATTGCTCTATCTCTACCTGCCACCATAAGTTCAACCATGTTCAGAACATCGTTCCATTCTGTATACGTGTAGGTCTGTTCCGCTTCTTTAAATACGGGCTTGCCGTTTTCTGTGGTTACATACGGCACAAATATTGTCAGTTTGTACATAGCTTCTCCTTTTTATCTGTCTGGGTCTGTGCGGTCTTCATAATGTCCGCAATATGTTTTGATGCCTACATCTTCGAAACTTTTCTGCCATTCTTTTTCTTCGTATCTGTCGTGCCTGTCTACGAAGTCTGCCCACGGTTCTACCTGCTTAAATTCGTTATCATCGTAGATAATCCAAGACGAATCGCATATCTTGAATATCGGGCATCTGTCGCATTCTTCGTGGCACATCGCCATGATTTTGGCATTTGCTTCTATGATTGCTTCGTATGCCTTTTGCAGTTCTTCTGCTCTCCGTGTAAGTTCGGTCATATACTCACCGCCCTTAACAGAAGCCATGCAAGACAGGCTACTCCGATATAGAATGCGATGTTGATTTCACGCTCCATTGATTTTCTCCTTTCTGATCGTTTAATAGCTTCTCAAGTAAAAGTATAATTTCGTCTTTCATAACTATAATTTCCCTTAAGTTTTACGGCATAATAATATGATCGCTTGATTTCAGTTCAAGTGCCATCCGTAACTTCTGAACATCTTCTGCCGTGATCGTTTCGTGCAAGGCTATCTTCATTCTTGATACCCCACTACGTTCAGCCAATTCGTCTTGTGTCATTTCTTTGACACCTCTCCATTGTTTCAATGTGTACTTCATTTACTCACCACCTTTTAACTTGTCTATCTCGGATATAACTTTTGCAAATTCTTTTACTTCACCGTATCGCCTTTTAAAATCATTCAGCATCTTCAATCCCATTTCAAAGAACGAATTGCTTTTAACAGGATCGCTTAATACGGTCATGATGTTTTCGTAGTTTTCTCCTTTCTCATATTGTACCCATGCTCTTGTAACAGGTATGTCTTCATTTGCCTTATCTACCACAATTTCCAGATGATTGATGTAAACTCTTGCCTGCTGTTTTCTCCACTCTTCACCTGCTTTTGCATCATCCCATTCAAAGGCTTTGTGCATCGGTGCAGTTTCACATCTGCTTGCATTGACCAGATTCTGTGGTGTAAGACCTACTGTTTGTTCAAGTTCTTCAAATACTTGACCTGCTAATTCTGCTTTAACTTTACCGTGAAATCCTGTTTTCCATTTGTATGCGCTCATTTTTCACTCCTTTCTGCGCTTGTACCATACCTGCCATGCCAGACCAAACCTAACCTATACATGCCTTGCCTTGCCAAAACTCGCCTGCCTTACCATAACATACCTGAACTCACCGTGACACAGCATAACTTACCATAACCTGCCAAGCCTGCCTTAACACACCCAGCACTTCCTAAACACAACGCTCCGTAGCATAACTGACCATGCCTGCCAAAACGCACCTCACCTCACCTCGCTGTACCGCAACGTGCCAAAACGCACCCTACCTGCCTTAACGAACCACGCATTGCCATGACTAAACAAAACTTAACGCAACGTACCGTGCCTGCCTTGCCACACACCAACCTGCCTAAACCCAACAAGACTAACCAAGCCTGCCAAACCCCAACTCGCCTTAACCTAACAAATTCCACCATGCCTAAACCAAACATGCCTGCCGTATCAGTTAGTCTTTACATGGAACATTCCGTTCTGACCGCCTTTTTCTACGCGCCACTCGCCTACTCCGCAGGTATAACCGCCCATATTAATCATTGATATAATGTTTTCAAGGCTGTATGGTCCGTTAGCGTTGTAGGTCAGCGTGATATCTGCGTGCCAATTATTGAACTGCCCTCTATAACGTAAGTCTGCTGTTCCCATGCCAATCTTGACCATGTCTTCACGCATGATTGGAACATCGCTCTTGATCTCGACAAGTCCGTTTTCATCCGCTTCCACAAAGAACGCGCCCTGTATGCTCACCTTGTCTTTAGAATTTCCGTTTCTATACGCTGAATTGATCGTAGATTTCTTGAACGCGGTAGCTTGGAAGCCGAATCTCGCGCCTTTTTCAATAGCTTCATTGAACGCCTTTTCACAATCTTCTTCACTCATGTCTGAAGTGATCTGTGGCTCGTTATCAAGCCAATACATTGAATGAATGAAATCAGCTACAGGATTCTTGGATTCTTTTTTCTTGCCTTTGCTCTTGCCCTGCTGTGCTTCAAGCATTTCCCTTTTCGCCTTTTCGCTCCACTTGTGCATGATAAGCGGTGTATCGCCTACCAAGGTGATATTGACCTTTCTGATATCAAGAGGTCTGATTTCTACTACATCTGTTTTCTTTGTTGCCATGTTTTTACTCCTTTCATTATCTTTGGCAAATACTTTTAAAAATTTATCTTATAGGCTTGTTGCCTGTAAAATACGTTGTAATGTCATAATGCTTCAGTTCTTTCAGCTTGAAAAACATTCCATTAATCTTTACGTTTCCGAATCCGTTTTCGTCTTCATATATTCTGCGTTCTATGTAGGTATGACCGTCAAATATACCTGCTACATACTGTGTCTTTTTCATGATTACCCCATTTCTACTGCTTAAGTTAAACTTCATCTTGTTGTCATTATTATACAAATATTTCTTAAGTTTGTAAAGCAAAATGTTAAACATCTATTAATTTTTCTTGTATTTGTTCGAGTACAATTTTAAGATTAGTTCAAATGACGAAAGGAGTTAAGTTATGAGCAAATCAATGAATGAGATATTTTCACACAACCTTCGGAATGCGCTTTACATGGCAGGCAAAACGCAAGTCGAACTTGCAAAAGCCGTGAACGTTACCGAAACTTCGGTCAGCCATTGGATAAACGGCACAACCGTCCCACGCCCTAACAAACTTGATCAGATATGCAAATTCCTTAAATGCAGAAAAGAAGACCTGCTTTTAGACCATTCAAAGTCAGTTATGTTTGCACCCGTTGACATCTTGGCAGATGAGATGACGAACCGACCAGAACTATATAGCCTGTTCAATGCAATCCTTAAGATGAACACGCAAGACCTTGAACTGTTATCTAATTTGGTAAAGAGGTTATCAATATGAAAGTATTTCTATATATGCGTGTGTCATCAGAAGAACAGGTCAAACACGGCTATAGTTTAGATGCACAGGAAGAAGCGTTAAAGGAATTCTGTAAAAAGAACAATCACGTTATATTAGGGGAATATCGTGATGAAGGTATCAGCGGTAGGAAGCCGTACACCAAAAGACCTGCGATGGTTGAATTGCTTCGTGATCTTGAAGTGATCAAGCCAGATATCATCCTGTTCACCAAGCTTGACAGGTGGTTTCGGAACATAAAGGAATACTACAAGGTTCAAGACATCTTGGATAAGCATAAGGTAGATTGGAAAGCGATCAATGAAGAGTACGATACTTCCACGGCTTCTGGAAGATTGTACGTTAATATCAAGCTGTCCATTGCACAGGATGAAGCGGATAGAACAAGCGAACGCATTAAAGACATACAGGCGCAACAGGTGGCGCAAGGAAAAGTATTAGGCGGTACTGTTCCTTTTGGCTATGCGATAGAACAAAAGCGTGTGGTGTTCGGTGACAAGATCCACATTACCAAGGAAGCCATTGACCACTATATGACCTACCAATCTGCCCATGCTACGGTACGCTACTTAAACGATAAATACGGCACGAATTTTACCAATACACATATTGTTCGGCTTTTGCGTTCACCCCTGTTAAAAGGCGAATATAGGGGAAATACGGCATACTGTGAACCGCTTCTGTCACCTGCCGAATGGGATGAACTGCAAGCGATCATCACAGGCAACATAAAACAGACCCCAACCAAAAGGATCTATCTTTTTACAGGTCTGATCAGATGCCCACATTGCGGAAGAAAGCTTGGCGGTCTGCATGATGGTAGTCGCAAATACTACAGGTGTGCATACCACTATTACGGATACTGTGATAAAGGCATATATGTAAATGAGCGAAAAGCGGAAATGTGGCTGTTAGAAAACATAGAAGAAGACTTCAAGGTAAATGTGACCATGAAACCAAAAGAAAAGCGTGAGAACCCACAGAAGTACAGGGATAGGCTAAAACGCTTGAATGACATGTATCTGCTTGGGAATATCTCCGAATCTGAATACAAGGAAACTTCTGCTGAATTGCAAAGAAAGATTGCCAATTTGTCAAAGGAAATGTCAAAGAAAGAAATCAAGTTCACTACAGGATGGAAAGACCTGTACAAAGAATTGGATGAAGAACACAAGCGTGCTTTCTGGCGAAATCTTATCAGCGGAATCGTGGTCAATGAAAAAGCCGAATTTGTCGGTATCCTATACTAACCATATCTAACCGTCATGTGACATGGCATTAGTATAGCCAAAATTTGCGTTTTAAGCGATTTTATTGCGGTAGGTGGTATATTGATACCTGTTGTAATTTAACCATGTAGGAAGGGGAACACGGCTGTCACGTTGATCTAAAAAGACCGCTTGATTTCCACAATAAGCCTATTCGCCTACCATCTTGCTTGCGATATGCTTCAGCCACTCGTCTATGGTCTGTGTTTCCATCTGCATATTATTTGCAATTAGACTATAAGGTTTGGCGGATAATCGACACAATAAACATCAACGATATACGTGCTATCGATCGTACCATAAGAGTTTGAGTACCTCGTTCTGATATCAATGGATATACTACTTGCCGTTAAATTAGTCACTTGCGAATAGACGCCATACGTACCCGAACCTGTCGCGATACCACTATTCGTCCATTTACCGCCAATCCTTACCGTTGTAGGTGTACCGCCAGTACTGTTTACGACAAGCACCCAACTCACGCTACAAGCAAAATATCCGTACCTATATCCGCTTTGCTTGTCACGGATTGCTATCATAAGCATACCATCGTGAAGGATTCCAGCACCGTCATTGTCAACCGTATAGCTTGCTACTGTCGCTGTGGATGTTGATGTAGTGCTGATTTCAAATTCTCTTGAATCGAGTAGGCGGTAGCTTGAACCGCCCCCACCGCTGACATTAACCGTAACAGGACTATACCCATCCACACCGCTCGGAGCGGAGTAGACACCATTCTGCGTGACGGAAAGCGGTTCAATAACAGCAGAGCCACCAGAAGCCGTACCGACTACCTTTGAGCCGTTAACGTATGCTGTTTTACCCTGCGCTATGTCTTCTGCCGTTGCTGTTGCATCTGTGGTATCATCGAACGAAACCAATCCACCACCTTGCTGTGGTAACTTCACGCTCGGAACGTCTGGGAATATCGCACCCATGAAATCAATATTTTTCGCCATCTTGCCACCTCTACTGAATAGTCAGAACTTTGGTTGTGCTGTCCTGTGACACCTGTGGCTGTGTCGCTGTGCCTGTGACCGCACCGCTTGCACCATAGCCTACATATCCGTTAAGAACCTTTGATGCATCAATCGTTGCACTTGATGTTTCGTAAAAGGTCGCATTGCCGTTACCGCCAGAAAGCGGAATCGTGACCGAAGGTACATTCTGATAACTTACTCCGTTTATCGTTACTGTTTTCGCCATTTTGTAATCTCCTTATGAAATCGTTAGAGTTGAACCGTCCCAAGTGACTAATCCGTAGTTGTTTGGTATAGCACTTATGGTAATGTTCTGTGTTGCTCTTTTGTTTTTTATTTCTATGACCTGTTCTTCCGCAGAAGGTGTGAACGTATACGAACCTGTGTATTTCTCCACACCTGCTATTG